TTTTTTGTTTACATTTCGGCTTTTTTAGTATATAATATATCTATAAAATGAAAAAAGCAAAGAGGAGCTTAAAATGTTTTTAGAGAATCTTTTCAAGTTAGAAAGAAACCTTTGGAACGAAATGGTTTCATACGAAGGTGTTGATAAGGAAATGGCTGAATTTACTGCTCAGGATCGTAACGACGTTATCAAAGCTAAGGAACTCTATAAAGCAAACGATGTTGCTGAGCTAAAAAAGCATGTTGATTATCTTGACACATACATTCGTGACGGTGTAGTAATGGCTTTCGTTGCTGACCTCGGCGAAGGTTGGGTTTTCGAAAACCTTGGTTATACGGTGAACTAATATGGGTAAGATGAATTCTTATATGATGGATATGGAAGATCACTTCGAAGATCTTTTAATTCAGGCAGTTCCTCATTGCGACTCATTTGAAGAATTTGTCGTTTGTGCTCACCAACTCGCTGAGCTAGAAAATATCGATTTAATGGAAAATCGTAAAGAAGAAATTATTGACTATGTTTTTGAAAGTTATTGGGAGAAGTTTAATGTCTAATTTTGTTATTACTAAAGACTCTACTTATGATGAGCGTATGGATGCAATTCGTGAGGCATCTGAAAGATTTGCTGTCCGCAAAGCCCGTCGGGCCAGACTTGCCGCTAGTGCTGCTCGTGTAGTACGTTACGTCGATGAAGTTGATAAGCCTGAGCGCAAGAAACTTGATGATATGGTTTCCCGTATGGATGAAAACCATAATCACTATCAAGATGCACCTCAATATGCGGAGAAATATTATGGCGATAAGATGCGCGATACTGTTGCTATGGATAACGATTGGAACTAGTGCACAAGCACAGGATTGTTTTTACTCTCAACAGACTCAATATCATGATGGTAGTGCGATTAATTCAATAACTCGATATGATTGCAAATCGCCACCTCAAGCAATTGTGATTGAAAAAGAAGTTGAAGCAAAACAAAGATCTCTTGGTGAATTTTTATTTGGTGTTGAAGAAAAAAACCAAGGTATTAGTCAATTATTCAGCACCCTAATCAGCGTAGGAGTGTTTTGATGATTAGTTATATAATGGGTGTGATCAGCGGTGTTGCGCTGGTTGTTTTTCAACCGGAAGTTTTGAATTGGTTTGTTAGCTCCGGTTTACGTGATAATATTGTATCAGTTCTTAATGGAGTATAAAATGAAAAAGTTGGCACTAATTCCCCTTATCGGTTTTGTGGCTGCGTGTGATAAGACGCCACCAGAAACAGTAATGTCTAAGCAAATGTATGAGTATCAATCAGCTCAGGTTGAACAGCAAATTGATGATATGCCTAAATGGTATACAGAAATTCCTAAAGAAGATGACGCTGTATATGCGGTAGGTACTGCAGTTACACCCGATCTTCAATTAGCGGTTGATATTGCAGTACTCTCTGCAAAGACTACACTTGCTGATCGAGTAGATAGTAGAATTCGATCACAAATGAAATTGTTTAAAACTAAATTAGGATCAACCGATTTTGATTCCACTGTTCAAAACAATTTCGAACAAGTAACGCGCAATATTATTGCAGACGCTGATGTTGCTGGTTATTCTGTGAAGGAACAAGATATCGTACAAAATGGTACTCAGTATCGTGCATATGTTCTACTCGAGTATAAGAACTCTACTGCAAATGCTGTCATTAAAACACGTATTCAACAAAATGAATTCTTAATAGAAAAATTACGTGAGACACGTGCATTTAAAGAACTAGATGATAATGTCAGTGCTTTAAAATCAGATGAGCTAGAAGAGGGAAAAGTGATTGTAGACGCAATTGACAGTTTACAAACGCAGTAAACTATGATAGAATAGTATAATGGAAAACTTATCTAGTGATCGTATGATGGCTGTTCGTGTGTTCGAGGGTGAACTCGAGCGTATGAAATTAATTACTGATGGTCAATATGATCAGATTCAAAAGATTGTTCGTCAGTATTTACAAGAGCGCATCAACGAAATGACAGTGAAGGGATACGGAAGATAATGACAATGCACCTCGTACGCGGTATGACTACTATTTCGACTCGTAAACGCAAGTCTCCTAAAAAGACTGCGGCAGTTCTAGAAGAAGAACGCAAGATGGCTAAGCTCCTCAAGTCTCTTGGCTACGATAAAAATAGTAAAAGAGTCAGGGTTGCTAACTTTCCTGATTATACCGTAGTCGAGACTGTGCCCACCAGCGACCTCATCATGAAAGTAGAAGGTAAGCGCAAAACTAACCAATATACCGGTGATGAGCTCGCTGGGATTGGCACCCTTCACAAGTCTAATATGGTACCAATTCGTAAAGATTCGAATGCTGCTGTTGATATTGCAAACATGCGTAGATAAAAAAATGCAAATAAGTGAAATTAACTGTTTACATTTACGTAAAACTATGATAGAATATATACATGATTAGAAAAGAGGAGAATTTCTATGCCAATGGTTAAACGTAAAAAAGCTAAAGTCAGAGCAAGCGCGCGTACCGGTTTATCAGGTGTTCCTATTGAGAAAGGGTTCTCTGCAGTTCTTTCTTATTTTCAATTTGAAGTAGATCGTAAAGATCTTATCAGCACTATGAAGACTTATATTAAGAAGCACGTTGATAAAAAGAATGTACAATTTGCACTAGCAAATCCTGAGTACAAATTCTGGTCTCATAGTCACTATTGTGCTACTGCATTTTGGATTAATGGCGGTATACCACACGAAGAGAAATCAAGTAAGTATGCAGAAGGATTATATAAGTATGTTACTGGATTAATCGAAAGCGGTAGAGAACTCTACTTTGAAAAGCAATCTAAGCTTAAAGACTCTGCTAACGTAATATCTCTTACACCTCAGCAAAGATTGCAAAATAAAATTAGTAACACTATCATGCAAGATCTTTTAGATCTCGAAGATCAGTGGATTGATGGTGAAAAAGCAGAGCTTGATGTATATCAACAGTTTAAGAAACACGGTCTTGCCGGAAGCGCAGCAGCTCCGGTGAGGCAAGTAATTGAAGGCTGGTTAGTTGATTATGAGGATGCATATCACAAACGCTGCGATCAAGCAGTAGAAGGATATGCCCATTTGAAAAGACCAGAACTCAATCGGAGGATCAAAGCCTGTCATGATATGTTGGCTGACTGTGATCGAATCCGTTCTGCAGCAAAAGCTACTCGTGCAACGCGGGTAAAGCAACCAAAAGCTGCGGATAAACAAGTGGCGAAGGTTCAGTATAAGAAAGAAGATACTGAATTTAAGCTGGTGTCGATACCACCTGTTAAAATCGTAGGTGGTACCCGTCTATACACGTTCAATACTAAGACACGTGCACTGACGGAATATATTACTCAAGACATAAAAGGATTTGAGATCTCTGGCACCTCTATCAAGAATATTGATAGAGTAAATAGTCGGACAGTAAAACTCAGAAAGCCTGACGCTTTCCTTCCTTTAGTCTTGGGTAAGACACCAAATCAAGTCGATAAAGAATGGAAATCACTTACTACTAAAACCAGTGTACCAAATGGTAGACTAAATGGTGATACAATTCTATTGAGAGTATTAGATAAATGACAATCGAGTTTCAATTTTTAAACAAAACACGTTTCACTAAACTTATCGAGTCGACAGTATCAGAATTGAAGATTAGCTATATGGAAGCTGTTCTTCTTTTGTGTGAGAAAAACGATATTGAACCAGAAGATGTCAATAAGTTTATTTCGCCGATTATAAAAGGAAAACTTGAAGCAGAAGCAATGAAGCTTAACTTTCTTCCTAAAACTAATTCATTAGACTCGGCGTTTTTCGAGTAAGATGAATATAAATAAATGTACATTACAGCAATACTGTGTTATAATAATTCATATTTCAGCAATATAAGGAAAAATATAAATGTCATTCGAAGCACTTAAACGCAATCGCGGTACGGATATCTCTCAACTCGTTAAAGCAGCAGAAGCTGTTGGAGGTGGAGAAAAGAAAAATTATGATGATGATCGTATTTGGAAACCTACCGTAGATAAAGCAGGAAATGGATATGCCGTTCTCAGATTCCTCCCAGCAGCAGAAGGCGCAGACCTACCATGGGCAAGATATTGGGATCACGGATTCAAAGGACCAACCGGTCTTTGGTATATCGAAAACAGTCTTACATCGATTGGTCAACCTGACCCTGTTGGCGAACTCAATTCCAGACTCTGGAATTCTGGGATTGAAGCCGATAAAGAAACAGCACGTGCACAAAAGCGGCGTCTGCATTATGTAGTCAATGCTCTTGTTGTAGAAGATCCTTCTGCACCACATAACGTAGGTCGTGTTGTACTCTATAAGTTCGGTAAGAAGATCTTTGATAAGATTATGGATGTAATGCAGCCATCGTTTGCCGATGAAAAAGCAGTTAATCCATTTGATTTTTGGGATGGTGCAGACTTTAAGTTGAAGATCCGTCAAGTTGAAGGATATCGTAACTATGATAAGTCTGAATTTGCTTCACAGTCTCCACTCTATGGAGGTGATGAAGCTAAGCTTGAATCAGTGTATAATGCTATGCATGATCTAAGTGATTTCACTGATCCTAAAAACTATAAGACCTATGATGAACTGAAAGCTAAATTAGCCCGAGTTCTAGGTGAGGAATCATCAATGGGTGCACCAACGATGAAACAAGAAATGCAAATGAACACTCCAGCTTCTCAGCCTGAGTATCGTGTTGCGGAACCTGTCACAGCCGAGCAAATTAACTTGCAAGAGGATGATGACACAATGTCTTATTTTGCTAAACTAGCACAAGAAGATTAAGCTGAAGCATCCAGAAACCCGGTACCGTAGACCCGATCGTTCACTGTGGATGGACGGGTCTCTCCTGCATAAGTAGGTCCTCCACCAATATTAGTAGTTTTAGATGATGCATCAATAATTGGTGGAGGACCGATGCCAGGAGGTTGGGCCGCTCTAGTTGCTGCATTGATATCAGATGCAGGTAGTGATGGTGCAGCCTTTGAAAGATTAAGCTTTTGCTTCTTTAGTACTTCTAATCTATCTTCATATATTCTCTTTTCATCAGGCCTCTGAGCCATCTTTAATTGAGCTTCAGTAGCTTTGATTCTTGTATTAATATCTGCTTCTGATTCGCCTTCTCTTCCTGATTCATATGAAAGCTGTCTTTCAATTGATTTTCTTTCTTGTTCAATAGGCTCTAATACTGTTTTAGCAGAGTCTCGTCTCTTTAAAAGTATGGCATTTAATTCATTAAATAACGTTATCGGGTCTTCAATAGAAGAAAGTTTAATTCCAGAGCGAGCCTTTAATTCATCTAAATTCAACCCTTGATTCTCAGCCCATTCTCTCAGCTGCTTAATTCTTTTTTCGAAGCTGCCACCTTGAAAAGCTTTTTCTAAGCTACCTTGATCTGTCTCAAATTGAGCTAAATCTTTTTCTGCAGCTTCTTGTTTGGCGAGCATATCTCTACCAGCTTCAGTCTCTGATAACTTCTTATCAATCTTTTTCTTTTCAGCTTTTGTAGTTACAAGGTCTGGAAATATTTCATCAATAAAATCTGTAGCTGAATCTAAAATACCTGTAAATAGCTCATCAATTTTCTCTCTTAATGGATCTAGATACTTATCAACTCCTTTTCGAAAATCATCATCAGTAAAATATTTAATCGCTGCACCCGTAATTGCTGCGACTCCCAATACTAGTAACCCAGTAGGACTAAGAATTAAAGGCAACATCTTTTTAAATATTGTAGGAATTAGTAGTACCATGGCAGAACTGATACCAGC